TAGTCCACGACAACCAGATCGAAGCGCTGACCCTTTGCCTCGTATCGATCGATCAAGGCTCGAAGCATCTTCGGGCTGAAGGTGCCGCTGGGGTATTCATGAATGACTAACTTGCCGGCATGAGCCTGCAGACTTTCGATTTTGGATTTGACATCGTTGATCTTTTTGCCAAGCTCTTTGATCATGGTGTCCGACATTGACGCATCAAGGCGATCACCGATGATGCTGGCGGAGACCTCAAGCGTCACGTAAAGCACGTTGAATTTGGCGAGAGACGCGGCCTTTGCAAACCCAATGAGCGCTGTCGTCTTGCCGGACTTAGCACCGCCCATGATCGTCGCAAGCTCCTTGCGACCCCAACCTTGGTGGTAGAGGATTTCATCCAGCTTCAAGTGCCCCGTAGTGATACCGCGAGGCGGACGAGCCCCCGACGCTTCATCGAGCCGCTTGCTTGAGCGAAGGCTGATGTTGGAGTAGTAGTCGTAGGCACCACCATCTTCGTTAATGCCGACTTCTACAGCCTCCTTGATGTACTTCTCAACCTTCTCGAACTCGCCGCGCTGCACGAGCTCCACTGACTTGAGAATGGCCGCTGTTGTAGCCTGATGCCGAGCAAACTCAACAATCCGCTCCTCAACATACTCTCGACCGGAGATGTCAACCTCGCGATACAGGTTCAGGTACGAACTCTTGACCGCCTCAAGCGAGTCGTCCCGAACAATCTTCGCGACCCGAGCTTTCTTGATCAGATCGGCCATGATCGTGCGATCAGGCAGACTCCGATACTTCTCGTGGTACTTCAGAATGAAGCTGACGAGCAAAGCCTCGCCGACGTTCTCGAAGTAGTCGGGCTTGAGCAAGTGCCCAACACGGCTAATGAAGTCAGTGGATCGAGCCGTTAAGACCGCCACTCGGGTCTGAAAGTCGGCATCGAAGTTGAACTTCTCGACCGTCTCTCCGCTCATTACAGTGTCTTCTGAGGACACACCGCCCTCGAACGAAGACCCTATCATTTCAGCTGCAGAAACCTCCGCAGCGGCAAGTGTCGCATCTTGCATAAGTGTCAAGTCTTGTCATTGGGGTTGGTCCAAAACATCTCGATGGCGTGCTTGAAGATCACGTACACCTGATATGTCCCATCATCGCGGTCTACGCGCAAGGAGATGGTGTACTTGTCGGAATGCTTGATCGTGCCGGACATCGTAGTGTCGGGATCGCTCACAAGCGTGAGGCTGACTCGAGCGCCAGCAGCTTCAAGTGCCTTCAAAAAGGCCTCATGCCCCTCTTTGACCGGCTTCTTCTTGAAGCGAGGGGGTGGTGTATCGGACATAAGCGTTCTCCGTAACGGTGAGGTGAAAGATGGTCTCAGTATAGGTCAGCGGTGACTGATCTCAAGCACTGTCAAAGACTGCCTCCAGAACACCCCGCTCAAAGCTCTGGATTGCCGTCTCGATGCGTAACACGCGCTCTATATATAGCGCAGCGTGAAGACCGTACTGTGGATGTCTCCGAGTCATGATCTGCTTGACGAGCCAGGCTTCCCAGTCGCGCTGATCAATATGACCAAACCAGTTACGAACCTTGTAACGATCATCGAGCGGAAACTGCAGGCGTGCAGCGCACTCTTCTTCCCAGGCCATCATGACATCAGTGATCATGTCTGGGTTTGAGGCGAGATGAGAAGGTCTTGGAGGTTGAATCCAGCCTGCTTCAATATGCCAATCCATCGCTTTTCGAAGAAAAAAGTCGTACCGAATGCCAAGACTGTCAACCAGCTGCCTTGCTCTCCAGAACGAGAGCTTCTCATGAACGTCCAAAGCATCTGCACCCTTGTAACCTTTCATGAAACGAAGTCCAACATCTTTCATGACGGCTACGCAGTTCTGATACGCCTTGTTATAGGCGTGAGCGAACAGGTAAGTTGCCTTAGTGGGATGCAGCCGGCGGTAGTCGAACCACCGAGTGCGCATGAGCTCCGCTTCCTTCTTTCGAAGGTTGCTGGGAATACGGCTAAGAGCGATGACCTCGCAGTCGAGGAAGGTCAGCTCGTGGCCGTAGAAGTAGCCGAAGGTGTCGATGGGACGGGAGATCGACGGGGCCGGCGCCTTGATAGCTTCATGACTCATGAACCCAGTATAGATATCTCTATACGCGGGACGAACCGGGAAGTCAGCTGGAAGGCGGAATGATTTCCTCGTCGTAAGCCTTCACGATCTCCCCGACGAGACCGGAACGGACAACGTCATCCTTGGTGAACTTCACATGCTTGACCACGGGAATCCAAGACAAGCGAGCGACGGCATCTTCTAGACCCGACGAACCTCGAATGTCTTTCTGTGACATGTCGCCATTGACGATGACCTTGCAGTTAGCACCCATGCGAGTCAGGAACATCTTCATCTGCATGGGTGAAGTGTTCTGCGCTTCATCAAGGATGACGTAGGCGTTCTTGAAGGTTCTACCGCGCATGTAAGCCAGCGGAGCGGCTTCGATGCGCCCCATCTTGATCAGGTAGTCTACAAAGGACTTGCCAAGCCGCTCGTTGAGAACGTCACGAAACGGCTGTAGAAAGGGATCGAACTTGTCTTCAAGCTCCCCAGGCAGGAAGCCCAGTGACTCGCCCGCTTCGACGGCTGGCCTGGTGATGATGATCTTTTCGATCTGACCGGCTTCGAGGGCTTGGGCGGCCAGGGCTCCACACAACCAAGTCTTGCCCGTACCAGCTGGGCCGGTTGCGAAAGTGAGTTCAAAATTCTTGATGGCGTTGACGTAGCGTTTTTGGCTTTCTGTCAGCGGTTCAATGGGCCTCTTTTCAACTCTGGGACGCCTGCCGCTGTAGAAATCGAGCTCCAGTTGCTCTGTTTGCGGACTTACGCGAGGCGTTTGACGAGTGGTTCTTCTTTTTGCTGCTGCAGGTTCCGTTTTTGTTCGTGCCATGCTACTGCCTGAAAATGAGTTGATGGACTATAGCTCAGTCATGCGTGACTTACCATATAAGGTCACTTTATTCGAGGAGGTATGGACGCATCAAACTCATCGGGCGCTCGGTGATACCACTTACCTCCCGCTACGGCAAAGTCGGTAACACATATGTAGTCAAATGCGGTGGAACGTGTATATGTATCTACATTTATCAGCGCGAAACCATTATGCCAACGCTCGCCTTCGCAATACGAGGCGCTACGCTTGTGTCCGCTGCCCAGTTGATGCCATTCATAGGCACCGTAGACGGGATTGAACTCACTCCAGACCTGATGCCGATGATGATGCCCGTTCACTCCAGGCAGGCCCATTGAACGAGCGTGAGGGAAATGATGGCACAACACCGTGTCGTAGTAGACCTTGTAGTTGTGAGCGAGCTCCTTCTCGAAGTCTCGCTTGGTAAACGAGGCAAGATCGGCCTTGGCGATGTAGTTGATCTCGAACTGCTCGAGCCCGAGGAGCTTGCCGACTGTGAAGCCGTGAAGGTCCGAAAGCACCGCACGCAGCGCCGGAGTGGCATCTGCAAGCTGACGCAACAGTCGAGCCTCATGATTGCCCTCAATGAAGTCGATCTGGGCGTCGGGACAGACATCACGCAGTGGCCCCAGAATGTGATCGTGGGCGAACTTGATCCGCCCTACTACATCCCACTCTCGAGGATCGACGCTGTACTTGCCAAACTCGGGTAGATCGAAGATGTCGCCGACAAGACAGATGAGGTCGGGCTGAACACGCTCGGCGGTGTCAATCAGCACCCGTAGGAAGAACGGATCGATCTCGATGTCATGCAAGTCCGAACAGGTGAGGATCGTCTTGAAGCGGTGGTCGTTCTCACGGACGTACTTCTCAGCCCAATCCTGCCGCTCGACGTTCATTTGCCGGTAGTGATCGACCGAGGCATGCTTGGCAATGTTGCGCTCCAAAGCATGCTGCTGCCTGGAGAGCTTCACGCCGGCCTGGCGCTTGTACTCCTCAAACGTGCCGAAGTATCGATTCCAGGTGGACTCCGAGATGGAGCTGTGGTTGCGGAAGTAGTTGCGGGTGACGACCTTCTCGGGGTCAATCTGGGCAATGCGCCGTAGCTCATCCAGACACTCTTCAGGCCCCCAATCCTCCATAAACTTGGAGGCATCTTCCGACATCGGGTTCTGCGAGGTGTTGACTCGCATCACCAGCTTGGGAGCCGAAGGGTCGTCGCGGTTCAGACTCCGAAGAAAGCCCGCCTTGTTGCGGACCGTTTTGATAGAGATGCCCAGAACCTTCGCGACATCTGCTATCGAGGGGTACTTTTCGAGATCGTTGTAGACAGAGATGAATTCCTGGACGTCGCTTGGTGCGGACATTCGTGCCTCTCTGGGCGGTCTCGCCCGTTGTTGACGAGATCAGGCGCCGTGACCGCCAATCAGCTTAACGACTTGCCATGCCCCGTAGAGAAGACCGCTACCGATGACGCCCCAGGCAACCTGAATGGCTTTCATTGAGACCTTCAGCGTGGTCTGCTGCTTGACTTGCTCCACATGCAAGGCGTTGTGCTTGTCTGCGAGCGCGTCAATCTTCTCCGTGATCTTTAGCATGGTCTGAGCCATGACTTGATGCTTCTCTTCCAAGATCGCAATCTTGGTTAGAGCATCAGCCATACGACTCATGCTAGCCTTCATGTCTTCAAGGTCACCTTGGATTACCTTGAAACTTGCCTCGATGTTCATTTCAGCAGACATGATGGCCCCCAAAGTTTAATAACTGATGGCGGCGGATTGTAGGTCATGGCTGACTGACGGTCAATATAAGGTTTGGTTAGCTTCCAACTGAGCCACTTGCACCTGAGAGCCATCATTTTCTTGCACCAGAGTGGAATTGGCATGTACCGTTCCATCATCTAGCAAGTTAGTCGAGCTGGGTTCATCCAGAATCATTTCTACAGACCAAAGTTCTACAACTTCTTCCACCGTTAATACAACATCATCTTCCTCAACGGATGTGACTGCATCGTCATCAGCAATTGTTGAATCCGCAATTCTGGACAAAAGTGCCGAGTTATTGACGAGCTCCACAACCCACTCATCGTCCAATTCCTCAACCACTCCAGCGTCGATTGTCGGGATGTAATCCTCAACAGTAGCGAGCTCCTCAATAACCCAACCATCCTCTTCCTCGACAACCTCCGTGTCATCTTCAAGGTTGACCAGCGTATAGAGGCCATCGACGACTTGAAAAGCGTACAGTGAACCGTTGAGACTGACGATCACCTGGCTAGTGCCAGAAAAAACAAGGACGGTATCCAAGCCGCCATTGGTGCTGGCGGAAGCAAGAATGCTTGTGACGAGTTCTTTCGAGATCGAGACCTGGCCTGCAGTTGTCGCTTGAACGTCGGCACTTCCAGAAAGTAGGAACTCAAGAGAAGGAAGGGCTTCGAGAGTGACTACAACGGAAGTGTCGCCGTACAGCCGCACATCGTTGAGCAGATAGCCGGTTGATAGCGTCGAAGCCTCAATGCTCGATGCCATCCTTTTGACAACGGCGGGACTTGCGGTTGTTGATACCGAGGAGTGAGCAGAGCCCGCAATCGTGAACCCAAGGTAGGGCAGCGCCTGGCCAACCACCGAGATGAGAGAGCTACCACTGGCGATGGAATGCTTTTGTAGGTTGGCAACAAGGGATGTAGCTCCAAGAGCCGATCCGGCCATGTTGAGGTCGTGTCGTATATCGCCTGACAGACTGGCCGAAACCTGTGCCTGCGACGCCATGAACTGCAGAAAGCCCGCCGTTCCGAATACCTGCACTGACGCCGAGATGTCGCTATCCAGAGCCACGTACTTACTGAGAAGCGCATCCGCGTAAGCCTGAATCGATGTCTGCGTCTGCATCAGGGCAGACTTGCGAACATTCCCCGCAATAGAAGCGGTTGCAAGCACCTGAGCTTGAGCCTGAATTCGTTTTCTCAGCTCTCCACTAACGACAGCATTGGCGTTCCCGTAGCCCGCGAACTCGATGCCTTTGGAAATGGTTGCACCAGCAACCACCTGGACGAGCGGAGCTGCGCTTGTCAGAACAATCTTGAGCAACTCAGCTTCTGCGGCCAGGCTGACAAGTGTTGACGATTGAAGAGTCGCACCCTTGCTTAGAGCCGAAACTTGCTGTGCGCTGACCTGAGCCAGTGCATTGAGGCGCAATTCAAGAAGGGCTGAGGCAATGCCGCTGCTGCTGACCAGCACGGTACTGGCGAGCTGAGCTTCCTGGCCAGAGGTAATCTGACCCCAAGCATTGCCCCAGGCAAGACCCCAGGCATTGCCCCAGTACGAAGCCATTTAAGGCCCCCAGGGGTCTTCTGCCGTACCCGAACCGTTGACTATCTGGCCGCGAATCTTGGCAAGATCAACCGGAATTGTGTTGGATTGCAACAATGCAAGGATTGCCGCTGCAATCTGAGCTGTCGTGGGTACGGCACCCAAATCGCCTGTAACTACGTTCTGAGTGATGACGGCGCTATTCACCAGTGCCGAGACAGTCGCAGGATAGACGGGTTGGTTAGAAGAGCTCCAGTAAGGAGTTGGGTAGTCGTCGCTGTACAGAACGCCATTAACGGCAACGACGTTGGGGTCGTACTCGAGCTTCCAACCATTACGCAAGAAGTACGTGCCACCAGTAAAACCGCCTGGGATCGGGTCAAAGCCGGTTTGACGCATGGCCAGCGAGAAGCGTGCGTTGTCTTCTCGCTCGATCCATCGCACCCAAGCGCTATAGACATCCTCGCGAATGTCAAGCAGCGTCACTCCGGCGTTGACGGTGATTCGCTTAGTGACGCCGTTGAAGCTGACCTTCTCAGCCAGCGACCACTCGGCGCCATGAGCGGCCCAAATCAGCATTACCAGAGTTCCCTGTAGCTGACGTTCACCTTGACATCTGCCGCACTAGCGCCCAAAGGTGAGGCCAGGATTGACCAAATCTGCGGCGTGCCATTTGCAGCAACTTGGATGCCTTCGTCGTTCAACTCAAAGAAGCGGCGAAGATCGATAGTTGTTACGCCTGTATCGCAGAAAAAAGTCGTGAAGCTATCGCTGTTGGCATACACGAACGTGCCGTCGGTGGAGCGTTCCAGGGTGGACCCCGCGCCAGCAGAACTCCAAGTGCCACCACTGTAGTCCGAGGTCTGGAACAAGGTGACCCCGACGGGTTGCGTGGTGTAGATGTTCAGCGTTTCGGGATAAATTTGGATCGTGTTGCGCTTGCCGTTGACGGTGGCCAACGGACGGTAGCTGGCGATATGGGTCTGGGCGGCGGCGACATTCTTGGTCAAGATGCCGGTGCTGTAACGCCAGAACGTGTAGTCGCCAAGGACGTTGCCCTCGGTGTAGACGCCGCAGCAGACCGAGCGAAGCTCAGATGAGACGCCCGTCGCGCCGATGTTTGTGTTTTCCACACTGAAGGGCAGCGTGCCCGTGCGCATGAATGGCAACGCATTGTTGTTGGCATTCTCGAAGCTGTGGCACACCACACGCTCACCGTTGGGGGCAAAAATGCCAAACCGCACGCGCCCAGAGCCAAGCCACTGATAGTCCAGCCACCAGACGTTGATCTTGGTGATATCAAGCGTGACACCAGACAGGCCGGTACCGTTGAGCTTGTCGCCGTTCCACGCGGCCTGAGCCACCCGAGTCTCAACCACTGAACCCGTGACCGAGTTGCGCAACACCACATTGATCGTGGTGCCACTCAACTCAAAGAGCGCGCCGTCGCTCTCGTCAAACGCGCCCCAGCGACGGACGTTGCCAGCTTTGCCTGTGTCTCCGCAGGCCATCGTCATCTTGAAGATGTTTGATGTGCCGGGGAGATAGTAGTGGCAGCGGTTGGTGGTGATGCGGATGGATGAGCCATTAGCCCCATCAACCGACAGCACCTCGCTCGATTCAGCCGGCGTGTAGTTTAGTGAGCCTGCACCCACAATGAACTTCGAGAACAGGGCCTCATAGGTGTCTAGGCTGGCCTCATAGACCCCGAGTGCCCGCTCCTCAGCTACCTTCAGATTGCCAAACCCGGACATGACGGGCTGACCCTCGGCAAAGCGCACCGAGGCAGAACCACGGTTATCTACAGCCAGAATTTGACCAGGGCTTGCACGATCCGCAATGTGCATAACCTGAGCTTGTACTGCCTGCGACTCAACCGTGTGCTGCTGTGTAAAGAGGCGCTTGCCGGTTGAATCCGGCGGCACCTGAACGTAGCTATTAGTGGGCATCCTTGGCTCCTATTACTCGACGTAAGCGCGATCCTGCTCGGCAACCAGACCCACCACGATGGACTTCGTGCGATTGATGACGCCGGTTGCTACCACAGGCTTTGCCACACCCTTATTGCCTGCCACAACCGTGACGTTCACATCGCCTCCAGGGCTGGCGAAGACGCTACGACCGCCTTGAGTATTGGTATCGTAGGCAAATGTGAAGTTGATCTCGCCGCCCGTGATGGTGCCTGCAATCGGGTTGCCGTCCTTGTCGTTGACTGTGATGGCAGTGGATGTACCGTAGTCATCAGTTCCAGTCACCGAGTCGGAGA